CAAAAAAACCAGATAGAGCAAGATATGGCGCCATTTGGTTTTATTGTTGATGGAACAGAAACAGGAAGTTTTGTTGATAATGATGGGGATAGGTGGTATGCCGATGAATATGGTGATCGTTCTTATATGTGGGATTACATGTAATGAATGTAGATGATCAGTTTGAAATAGAACATTTATTCTTAACTGAAAGAAGATGTAGGTCTTGCAATCTCAGAAAAAGTTTAACCGACAGTTTCTATAGAATCCGAAAAAATAATACATTATCTTCATCATATTCATATGAATGTAAGGATTGTACGATAAAAAGAATTGTAGAATCTAAAAAAAGAAAACCACACAAGATTCGATGGGAGTATCCAGATTGGTAAAAGTGGTTCATGCATCGTTTCCCATCTGAAAGAAGTGTTTTTAATAAATATTTTTTAGATAAACTGAGAGTTTTAGGAGAAAAACATGGCGACTCCTCAATTATCTCCTGGCGTACTTATTAGAGAAGTTGATTTAACCGTAGGGAGAGCCGATAATGTCCTCGACAACATCGGAGCAATTGCAGGTCCATTCCCAACTGGTCCAGTTGACGAACCAACTGACATCACAACTGAGAATGAACTAATCAAGGTATTCGGAAAACCATCAAACACCGATGCCCAGTATGAGTATTGGATGAGTGCATCCTCATACTTATCATACGGCGGTGTTCTTAAAGTTGTAAGAACAAGTGGAGATACTCTTGTCAACGCAAATGCCAACAAGAATGGCGTTGGACAAGCAGATCTTCTCATCAAGAACTTTGATGATTACAACGCAAACTATGCAGATGACATTGCCGATTATATCTTTACTGCAAAGAATCCAGGAAGCTGGGCAAACAATTTAAAAGTTTGCTTTATCGATGATCTTGCAGACCAAATAGTCGGTATTAAAACTACTAACTTAGTTTCATACGGAATTCAGGTTGGTGCTGGTGTTACTGTTGCACTAGTTCAACAAAAAATTTCCGAAAGAGGTACAACCAAAACTATTAATGGTTACCTTAAAGGAATTGTAACTGGAGTAAGAACTGACACTGTAGATCAAAACTCAGAATTTGATATTAAGATTGTATCCAGATATGAAAATGCAAGAGAGAACCTCCAAAACCTTAGAGTAACCACAGTTTCAACAGCATCTAGTGTTGTCGGAACTGGAACAACAAACAGAGTTTATGTTGATTCCACTGCAGGAATTGTTGCTGGAGACTTAGTAGTTCTAACAGGATTTACTTCTAAGACAATTACTTCAGTTGCATCAACTTTTGTAACCATAGATTCAAACATTACAATTACATCATCTTCACCTGCTCCAGGAACTGCGGTCACCTTCAACAGAAATGTTGGAACTGCAGCTACTGAAATTTTCATTGAATATGCTGCTAAGAGCCAGGCAACATCATTTAAAGCAGGTAATATGATGAACATTACCTACACCGGTCTTGGATCAACAGCGTTGGCAACTGGTCAAATTGCTGCTGCTACTGCAGAAGATTGGTATGACCAACAGGTAGTTCCTCTCAATAATGCATCAATTTTCTGGAGATCTATTGCTCCAAAACCAGTTGCAACTCAGTGGGCAAGAGATAGAAATGCCAAAAATGATGCTCTGCATATTGCAATTTTTGATGACACTGGAACCGTAACTGGAATCAGAGGAAATCTTTTAGAGAAGCATCTAAATCTTTCCAAAGCGTCTGATGCAATTTCAGCAGTAAATTCACCACAAAGAATCTGGTGGAAAGATTATCTGGCAAGATTCTCCCAGTACATTTATGCTGGAGACAATCCTTCCGATGAAAGTAATAATGAAGACATCGTTCAAACTGGATTTGATCCAGAAATAGCACCAGGAACAACTGGTCCTGCTCAGTTTGCTGGAATCACTACAGCACAAGGTCTCTGGAATGAGCCAGCACAGGATAAAACCTTTAGTGCATTAGGTAATCAAACATATGTTCTTCAGGGCGGTATTGATTACAGTGCCACTGGTGGAATGACCGCGACTCTTGGAGATTTAATCACCTCATACAGACTATTTGAAAATAGAGATGAAGTTCAGGTTGATTATCTGATTATGGGTCCTGGTCTTGGTGATAAGGATGAATCAAGAGCAAAGGCAGCAGAACTCATTTCTATTGCTGAAGGTAGAAAAGATTGTATCGCAGTCGTTTCTCCACATAGAGGTGATGTAGTTGATATTACCAATACAGATACACAAACTGATAACATTATTGAATTCTTCAGTTACTTACCATCATCTTCTTATGCCATTTTTGATAGTGGATACAAGTATACTTTTGATAGATTCAATAACAAGTTCCGTTATATTCCTTGCAACCCAGATGTTGCTGGTCTTTGTGTAAGAACTTCAATTTTTGCATATCCTTGGTTCTCACCAGCAGGACAGCAAAGAGGAATTCTAAACAACGCAATTAAACTTGCATACAATCCAAATAAAGCACAGAGAGATCAACTTTATCCACTAAGAATTAACTCAATCGTTAATCAACCTGGTATTGGTGTTCTTCTGTTCGGAGATAAGACTGGTCTTGGATACGCATCCGCATTTGATAGAATCAATGTTCGCAGATTGTTCCTGACAGTTGAGCAAGCACTCGAAAGAACTGCTCAAGCACAACTCTTTGAATTGAATGATCAGATTACAAGAGCAAACTTCGTAAACATTGTTGAACCATACCTCCGTGATGTTCAAGCAAAGAGAGGAATCTATGATTTCCTCGTGGTTTGTGATGAAACAAACAATACCCCTGACATCATTGATAATAATGAATTTAGAGCAGATATCTATCTGAAACCTGCTAAATCTATCAACTTCGTGACGCTGACATTTGTCGCCACCCGCACAGGTGTAAGCTTCGAAGAAGTTGCTGGTAGAGTTTGATTTAACATAAATTAATTACCGAAGGAGGATTTCAAAATGGCAAACCTTAGAACTATTACGGGGTTTAAATCAAGACTAGCAGGTGGTGGCGCTAGACCTAATCTATTTGAAGTTGACATTCCTAATTTCCCAGTCGCCGCTGGTGGCGCTGAATGGGATCAGGAAACATTCAATTTCCTTTGTAAGGCAGCGGCACTACCAGCATCAAACATTGCCCCAATTGATGTTCCCTTTAGAGGGAGAATGATGAAAGTTGCTGGAGACAGAACTTTCGATACCTGGACAGTAACAATCATTAATGATGAGGACTTCAAACTCAGAACTGCGTTTGAAATTTGGATGAACGGTATCAGTAAGTTGGATAACAACACTGGTGCAACTAACCCAACATCTTATATGACCAATGCTATTGTTCACCAACTTGGAAGAGGTGGTTCCAATAGAATGGAAGCATCAACAACCAACTTTGGTGACAAGGGTGGTGGTGCTATCACTCCACTAAGAACTTATATGTTCTATGATATTTTCCCAACCAACGTATCTCAGATTGATCTTTCATATGATACCTCAGATACTATTGAGGAATATACCGTAGAATTCCAGGTTAACTACTGGACCGCAGGTTCTCAGCAAGATAGTGGTGGTGCTACAGATCAAACTGGAGTATCAATTACCTAATAAATAGTAGAAGCATATTAAACTTTATTCATGGCAAAACTTTTTGGTTTCTCTATTGAAGATAATAACGAGAAAAAATCATCAACTACACTTTCCCCCGTTCCTCAGAATAATGAGGACGGGGTTGACCATTATTTAACTAGTGGTTTTTTCGGGTCTTATGTAGACATTGAAGGTATCTATAGAACCGAGTACGATCTAATTAAAAGATATCGTGAGATGGCGCTACACCCAGAGTGTGATAGTGCCATCGAAGATATTGTTAATGAAGCGATTGTCTCAGATTCTAATGATAGTCCAGTTGAAGTTGAATTATCAAACTTAAACGCAAGTGATAATATTAAGAAGAAGATTAGAGAAGAGTTTAAGCATATTTTACAACTTCTAGATTTTGATAGAAAGTGCCACGAAATTTATAGAAATTGGTATGTTGATGGAAGGTTATATTATCATAAAGTAATTGATCTTAAGAAACCAGAAGAAGGAATTAAAGAACTTCGTTATATTGATGCCTTGAAGATTAGATATGTAAGGCAGCAAAAGAAAACTGATAAAGATCAATATAGAATGGGAAATGGAAATACTGATAATCCAATGGATTATGAGTTTCCTCAAATTGAGGAGTATTTCCTATATAATCCAAAAATGGCATATCCGACCAACAACCCAGGAGCAATGGGTGGGTCAAATAGCCAAGGAATTAAATTTTCCAGAGATTCAATTGCTTACTGCACTTCTGGATTGGTAGATAGAAATAAGGGATCAACACTTTCTTATCTCCACAAAGCAATCAAAGCACTCAATCAACTTAGAATGATTGAGGACTCTTTGGTTATCTATCGTCTATCAAGGGCACCCGAAAGAAGAATTTTCTACATTGATGTGGGCAATCTTCCTAAGGTTAAAGCAGAGCAATATCTTCGTGATGTTATGATGCGTTATCGTAACAAACTTGTTTATGATGCTCAAACTGGTGAGATCAGAGATGATAAGAAATTTATGAGTATGATGGAAGATTTCTGGTTACCTCGCCGTGAAGGTGGTAGAGGAACTGAAATCACTACACTTCCAGGTGGTCAAAATCTTGGAGAAATTACTGATATCAAGTATTTCCAAGAAAAACTATACAGATCACTGAATGTACCATCTTCCAGAATTTCGGGTGAGGGTGGATTCAATCTTGGTCGTTCATCAGAAATTTTAAGAGATGAGTTGAAGTTCACCAAGTTTGTTGGAAGACTTAGAAAGCGTTTTTCTAACTTATTTAATGATCTCCTCAAGACTCAACTCATTCTAAAAAATGTAGTGACCCCAGAAGATTGGGACACTATGGAAGAGCATATTCAATATGACTTCTTGTATGATAATCATTTCTCAGAACTAAAAGATGCTGAATTAATGACTGAAAGATTGAATTTAGTCGCAACGGCAGAACCTTATGTTGGTAAATATTATTCTCAAGATTATGTAAGAAGAAAGATCTTGAGACAAACTGATCAAGAGATTATTGATCAGGATAAACTCATCAAGAAAGAAATTGAAGATGGTGTTATCCCAGATCCAAATGTACCAGTAGATCCAGAAACAGGAATGCCAATGGATCCTGGGGCAGGTGGTGGAGATCTTGGTCAACCAATAGTTGAACCAGACGCAACTGCAGATGGTAATGCGACAGTTGCTGATGGATCTGCTGCCGAAATGCCCAAACCCAAGGGTGGAAAAATCTAATAAATAGAAAGGAATTCTATTGATTTAAAATGGACGACCTTTTAGATATGATTGCTGCGGATCAATCTCCATCACAGATTAGCGATAAAATCAAAGATCTTTTGTTTGCAAAAGCAGCAGAACGAGTAGATGACTTTAGACCTATAGTCGCTTCAGATATGTTTGGTGATAACGAAGAACATACAGAAGGGGAATGAAATGAAATCCTTTAAGCAATTCATCTCAGAATCAGTCAACATTTCCGGTGATTTCAACGGGAATCTTTATATAAATTCTCAGGAAGAATCACCACAGCAAGTTGGTGAAGACTATGTTGCAGATGTTTTGTGGAACGGAAGTCTTTACAGAATGGAATTGACCACGAAAAGTGGAATTCCATCAAAGCAATCTTTAGGTGAACAACTTCAGACACAGTATCCAGGTGCTGTTGTTCATCAAATTTATCCGGTTATAGAAAAGAATTTAAACATCAAAAACGCACAAAGATACCACCCATCAAAGTTAGAATGGATTGATTGATAAATGGCTCAGTGGAATAAAGTAGAACAAGATTATTTGAATCAAGAGAGAAGTCTCTTTGAAGTTAATATGAT